TTTGGTGAGGGTAGGGTGCTTGCCGTCAATCACCGTGATAGACTCCATCACGGCATTATAGACAGCCCTGTCTTGACACCACTTCTCAGTACGATCAATCAACCACTCAAGGTTCTCGGCTTCTGGCGTGAAGATATTGGGCAGGATCTCAACAGCGTGACGATACTGTTCTTCATTCAGCCGATCACCCTCATCAATCTCAATCTTAAAAGATTCTTGAGTAGGTAGCTTATTGTACTTGGCGATGAACTTGGTGAATTCTTTGAATAAGTTTTGATAGACCCCTTGAAAGTATTCAGGTGAAAGAAAAGCAGCAACCTTCCGAGCGTATTCATCATTCGTCAGAAGGTTGCGTAAGATCGTTTGTTCAAGATTGATTTCCATTCCTATCCTCAGTGATTAACCATCCTTCTGCATGAGCAGTCTCTAAAATATCCTCAAGAATGTCAGCAGCAAACTCTTGCAACTCAACATTATCAGAAGTCAATTCTTCATCAGGAGAGTATATCACAGTGAAATTAAAAGTCAAGCAGTCCCGAGTACCATCAAACGAAACATTGCCGTAACGAATGATGGACTCAGTAAACTGCCCACGAAGAATGCGAATCTGCCACGCTTGATCGTTCTCAGCTTCCTCAACAGGAATCATCTGGTAATCAATGTGTTCGCATACCTTGTCTAGATTAACCGTCTTCATCTTGCTCTACAATAGAATCGGGATCGACTTGAGTGGGCAGACCAATCTGAAACTGCTTCTTTACAAATTCCGGAAAATCGGACCCTTGGAGAATCGGTTGCCAGAATTCCTCATCAAGGGTATCTGCTTGACGAACTTTAGGTCCGACCAGTTCCCCAGTACTCGTATCAACTCGCTGGTACCAACCAACAGAAGGCTTAGCAACATAATTGCCAGCAAGAGCAACGTCCAGAAGCCCACTAAAACGCTGCACACCGCCCTCCCAAGAAACTGAAATAGGAATTTTAGATTTCTCTTTAACATAACGAGATTTCTCCACATTAATCACGAAATGATAACCCTTGATCTCAGTTCCCACTTTGTCTTGCTGACGACCCAAAATCCAGATGTTATCTGCCGAATAGTAAATGCCCGTACCACCACCGACAATATCTTTCGGGAACAGACCAATCTCTTTGTATGTGTGATTCACTGCTAGCATCGGAATGTTCTTCATTGCAAGATAAGGAGTTGCCATACGGAACAACCCTTTGAGTGCCTTAGCCCGAGACATATCTGCAACAGACTTCTCACTCATGGCATCTTCAAGTTCTTTCTTTGACGCCAAGTTACCGATAGAGTCAATCACGATAATGACATCATCATCACGCTCAAGGTTCTCTAGCTGGTTGATTAGATCAAACTTCAGTTCTTCTACATTCGTAATAGGAGTATGCAGAACCCTAGAAGTGTCAATTCCAAACTGTTCAAAATAAGACTGGGGTGAACCAAACTCTGAATCATAGAATAAGAGTACAGCATCTTTCTTTGCCTCCAGATATGCTCCTGCCATCAACAGAGCAAAAGAAGTTTTAAAATGTTTGGACGGTCCAGCAAGAACAGTCAAACCCGGAGTAACGCCACCGTCAAAAGAACCCGACAGTGCCACATTTACCATAGGCACATTTGTCGGGACCATATCTTTCTCAGTGAAGAATTTACTCTCAGACAGAACTTCCGTTGTCTTGAGTTTGCTGTTCTTCTTCAGTTTGTCCATTATGCTCATCTTTTTCTCCAAATGTAATATTATTTACTTTCTCACGTTCATCTACTTCATAATCTTTTCGATATCGATTATTGATTTCAATGACCTTTTCTAAAAGATCAAATGATACAGTAGAACCGTCTCGACCTTCAGCTTCTGAAAACTTTAAGAAAGCAGAGATATCTTTAGGTAAACAAGCTCCTCCATATCCTCGTTTCATATCATAGCCAGGAACCCGAGTATGACCAATACCTATACGGGGATCTCTCCCTACAGTTCTAGAGATTACATTATAACTACAAGCTTGATAATTTACAAGATCATATAACTGATTAAAGAATGTAAGTTTTAGTGCAAGATAAGAATTAATCGCATACTTTACAAAGGATGCTTCTTGCGGAGACATGATAACAAAGTCATCGCTTCTACAAATACTAAAAAAGTTGTAAATATTACCAAGTTTATGACATGCATCTGGATGACCACCAAGGACATGAAACTCTGCATTTACAAAATCTTCACAAGCAGACTTTTCTGTCAAAAACTCAGGATTGTAGATAAAACGAATAAGAGAATCATCAAATACAGAATTCAAAATTCGATCTATCACATCCGGAGTAATTGTTGATTTTACTACAACAAGACTATCAGTATGCTCTAGTAATTTCAATACGGCATCTTCTACAATAGATGCATCTACAAATCCACTATCTGGATTCATAGGCGTCGGTGCGCAGATAAATGTACACTCTGGATTAAAATCCAATAGCTGATCAATCGTGGTATCGTACTTTGGGTCTACAATAAAAGTTTCGATCAAAGGATTATGAAAAGCATAAGAAACTGCTTTACCAACAAATCCATGACCAACAATACCTAAGCGAAAAGGATTCGCTTCAGACACAGTATTGTTTTCTCTCTTCTGCTCAGGTTCTGCAGGAGGAACATACTTTTCAAAATCATCTGCCATTAGTTTACTCCGTGATACCAACGATACCAATCGAAAAAGTTTTTAATACCTTCTTTTACATCTACCTTAGGCTCATAACCAAGTGCAGCAAGCTTGCTTACATCACTCCATGTTTCTAGAGTATCTGCAGGGTGCTTGGGTGCAAGCTTGATCTTTGCTTCACGACCACAGTTCTTCTCAATCTCACGAACAAAGTCCATCAGATCAACTTGCTTGCCATTACCGATATTGAAAATCTCACCGGGTGCAATATCTTTGTTTTGAAGAACAATCATTATGCCATCAAGAATGTCTTCAACATAGGTAAAGTCTCGCTTCATCTTGCCATAATTATACACTTCAATCTCTTCGCCGTCAAGTATTTTCTTCGTGAAGTTGAAGAGTGCCATGTCAGGTCGACCCCAGGGACCATAGACAGTGAAGAATCGAAAGCCTGTAGTATTCAGACCAGAGCCAACAAACTGACATTCGTTTGCTCGCTTTGTCCAACCGTATGCATTCAACTGCATACCTACAACACGATCTTCACGCCAGGGCACAGGAGAGCCTGCATAGATGCATGAGGTAGACGCATAGACAATACGAGTATCAGGCAAGTGCTTACGACACGCATTGATCAGATTCTGAGTTCCGTCGATATTGTTTCCGTGATACTCTAGTTCTCGACCATACGAGTCTCGCACACCTGCATGCGCAGCCAGATGAACAATGATCTCAGGCTTGAAAGCGACAAGTTCTTTCTCCAGAGCATCATAGTCTCTCAAGTCTACCACATTGAGATTCAGACGAAACTCTTGGACTCGTGCAACCTTGAGGATTGGGTCATAGAGGTGGCTGTTCATATTGTCTAGACCCAGAACTTCTGAGCCAGACTGAATCAGCCTATTGCACAACTGAGAGCCAATAAACCCTGCAGCACCTGTAACTAAAATCTTTGTATGTTTCATTATCCGTTCCTGTAAATATATTCTAACGCTCGGTCTGCTTCTTTATCAAGAGGTCGGTTATTATACCAGTTTCCTGTGTCTTTGTCAAATTGTCTGCATAGTTCAGCAATTTGAATTGCAGTGATAGGGTATCCATTCTTTACAGCATTACCAGCAAGAGCGACCATAATCTGATACATCTTATGATACCAGCCAGTGCCATTAATCTGTTGATACTCGACTGCTAGCATTCTCGGCCAATACGGACAGTCTTGATACGATGACCACCGAATACTGGTATTATGTAGGGATTTTTTACGATGCTCTACAACAGCTTTTTGCAGTTCATGCGGCAGTCTGTCTAGAAAAGAATTCCCAGTACGCTCAGTGTAAGGATGCTTATCAAGTAGGGAATCAACGGCAATAGGATCACCATGATTACGAAAAATAAAGTTGTGAGCATTAGGGTATATCGCAGGTACGTAATACATGCGGCTAAGGTCTTTAGTTTGTTTATCTCCAATATCGTCAAGTTCCGTATTGAGTGCGTGCCAGAAATGTCGGATTCTATCCGCTCCAACATGTTGGTCAAGACGAAAGACGAGTCTGAACTTTGGTGCATCAACCTTGCTACTAGCAGTACTGTAGCAGATATAATCATAAGACCCAAAACGAAGGTTAATATCATCTTTTACCGTTAGCCCCAACCCAGAAACTGGATTATCCAAACTGTAATCATCGACATCAACAGCAGCCCAACCACCCCAACGAACAACATTTTGATTAGACCGAGTAGTACCCTTGGTATAAACAGCAGGAGAAATGAGAGGACTACTATTGTTGCCACCACCTTTTTGACCTCGCTTTTGAGACAGTCCAAACAACAAGTCAACAAAATCTTGCCAATCATCGAAGCTCATGATCCGATGAGTCTTGTTGTCAAACTGATTCTTGAATATAGTTAATTCATACATATCGAATGGTTTTTTCACAGGGGACAAGTTCTATACCAGCAATCTCATATTGTTCTTTCCAAGTCTTGTCTTTGTATTGATCACAGTTTTGAATTTGAGACAAACGATGATTCTCTTCGGGCGATACATGATGGCAAGCAGATGTTTTGTAGAGAAACTGGCACATTTCTTCAAATGTTGCCCCATCACGAACCATAGTGATAAGTTCAACGGCAGTTCTCTGCCTTGAGTGATAATGTTCATTGGTCTTTTTGAGACGAGTATTCCGCTTCCACTCACCTTCATCAAAGATGCAGAGAGACTTAGAAGTGAAACCACTGTGTCTTTTTGTAAGTTCGTATACGAAACTACCTAATAGTCTAGCGAGATATCCTTGATTAAGATGAGTAGTGTCACCACTAGAAACCACATGCCAAATCACACTACATTTTTCTAAATTATGACCTTGAAAAGGATTCATCCGAAAAAGTCCTCTAGAGACGCCTTTGGTTCATCTTCCCACCCAACTGCATCCAGGATTGGTCGCAGAGGATCCAGGAATGTTTTGTCATACATCTTATTATAGTCAATAAAGTGGTGTAAGTCAAGCTCTTTTGGTAAAGAAAGTGGATAAGAGATGACATTTTCATTCAGACGATTGGGCACCTTCAGATAGACAAACTTGATCTTCTCTCCGTTCTTGATAATCTCATAGCGGCGATCTAATCCATTGTCCTTGATTGCTTTGTTATAAACCAAAGCTCCTCTCACATGGATGGGACAGCCCTTCTTATACACCGTCCTAGGATCAGACCACTTAATGATCTCAGAGACTCCACGAGGAAAAGAAATATCTTCTGGAGGTAAGGAAGAGAACTCGCTACGGAATTCCCGAATGAATTTCTGAGTCTCCTGCTCAGTACCACCAACAAGAATTCGAAACACATCCTGAAAACGATCTCGGACGATCTGAGGTGTAGAAGACTTCACGGCTTCAATACCCATAATCTTCAACTTAGGCTTATCATACTGGACGCCTTCGTTGTTATGAACATTCAGAATGTATCGCTTCTTGGCAACCCAGATACCCCGGTCTGCGATAACCTCCCGCCCCATTTCCATACGATTGTCATAGGATGAAGTAACTCGTGCAAGCTCTGCATAAGACTTCTCTAAGACTTTCTCAAAATGTTCTGAACATATCTTGTCCAGAAATTTCACGGGGTCCTTCGGATTAAACTTCTTGACGAGATCGTTCATCCGAATGTATAAGGAGTCAGTGTCAATCGCAACAACGTAGTCATCGTCTGTCTTAAGGAGTTTATTCATCTCCTCGTTAACGGCACGTTGCGCCCACTTGATTGACAACTGACCCGCAAGCGTGATGGACTCAGCAACTCTCTGGTCAAAGTAACGAAACCATCGATTGCCCAGCGCACCATAAAGCGAGTTCATCAGAATCTTGATTGCCATCTGTTGGTTATCTAGGGAAGCAATCTTATTCTCAAGTTCCTTTGTCTTCTCTTTCTCAAAGATTTGCTTAGCCGTAAGCATCTCTTTCTTAATGACTCGACGCTCATCATAGTACTGCTTGATGACACTAGGAATTACTCCTTCCTTTTCATGCGAGAACCTAACTCCCGTAGGAGCAATAGAGAAAGGTAATCCGAGTCCCCCAGGTTTAACTTCTCCTTTCAGATATGATTGGACTGATACATTTTCGTAGATTCCGTCAATGACAGTCTCAGGAGACATGTTGTATTGCACGATAATGTTTGGATAGAGAGAGTTGAGGTCAAAAGACACAACCCAATCATGCGAGCCAACTTGGGGCTCCTTTACATATCCCCCAGGATACTGAGTCTTGGCTTTCTCTACTTTCTGAGGACAAGCAATCTTTCGCTGATTCAGAACCCGATAGATGATAGAGTCCCAGATGTTTGTGGTGCCCAAAGTATCTGTATAGTTGACACCACCACGATACGCCATAGTCAATACAAGAGAGATAAGATCAAGCTTCTCGTCAAGCCGCTCGACAAGCTCAACATCTTTGATATTATAATCAATGAATTTTTGAAAGTCATGCTTGTACAGAGCGTGAAGAGAGCCATGCTCATCATACGATAGCTTTCTTTCTCCTAGAACAACATTTGCAATATGATCAAGGCGATAGGACTCTTGCTGCCCTAACGTGTTCAGAGTAAACTTACGAAAGATATCCAGATAGTCTAACTGCTCAATGCCGACAACATCATAGTATTTCTCCTCACGGCCATTCATACCAGAGGCTTTCCGCTCACGCAGAATACCCCAGGGCGACAGCTTCTTGGCAGTATCGTTACCAATCACCTTGGTGATACGATTGACCAGATAGGGAATATCAAATAGTTTGGTGTTCCAGCCCGTCACGATGTCGGGATGACGATGCGCCCAGGCTTGAGTAAACTTCATCAGCAGTTCAGTCTCAGTGGTGCATCGCTCGTAGATCACATCAGAATTCTTGACATCATATTCATACAGACCCCAAACACGATAGGGACCTGTCGGCGTTTTCATAGTGATAGCAATAACAGGATGATCAGCTACATTAGGCTCTGGAAAGCCTTCGTCTGATGCGACCTCAATATCAATCGTGCAGACATCAATCCACTCACGATTAAAAGAAATTTTGTCTGGCATCATCTCAGTAATATACTGATAGACATAGTTGTTCATGCCAAAGACTTTGAAGTTCTGAACACCTTCGTATCGGGCAATGAAGTCTTGTGTCTCCGACATAGAGTCAAACTTCACAGGCTCTACAGGAGTACCGTCTAGACCTTTCCAGGTGGTTTGATTCGTATTCGACTGGACATACATCGTGGGCTTGAAGGGAATCTTGGACTGCAGGCGCTTGCCGTCAGCCCGGTAGCCACGCATCAAGATATTATTACCTTGACGGGCGACAGAGGTATAGAAGTTCATTTGATTCATGCATGCTCCATTTCAATATGACATACATTATACATGGCTCATCACGAAAAGTCAATAGGTGCCCCCGGAGGGGCACCATGATCCATTACTGAATCGGGACGATCTTAGGTTTCTTCTCTTCAGGAAGTTCAACCTTCAGTAGTACATATAGGATGCCGTTCGTATAGGACGAACTAACGACAGTCACATGCTCATTGACTTTGAAGGACTTACGGAACTTCTTAGTAGAAATGCCCTTGTGAAGAAACTCACAGGGTTCGTCATCACGAGGGGACTGCTCACCAGAAATGTGGAGGTCAGTGCCGTGATGCTCAACCTTCAACTCGTCTTTCTCAAAACCCGCCAGTGCAAACTCTAGTTGATAGGTGTACTCGTCGTACTTGACTAGATTGTGCGGAGGGTAGTTTTGTTGGTTAGAGGGTTTGCTAAGTAGTTCCATATCACGAAGCAGGTTCTCAAAACCAACGAGGCGGGGAAGTGCCCCAGCAAAGGGCAAAAGATCATGGTTAGTCATGATTGTATCTCCTTAAGTTAAGCAAGATTAAAAGTGGACCAGCTAGGCTGCGTCCATGTTTATTTAGCTAAATAAACGAGGGTATTATACACTTTTTAGGATCTTTTGTCAATGGCTACAATTACATATGATACAACTAGCACACCTTCTGATGGCGACGCACTGATATACGATTCAGCATCAGATAAAATGAAATGGGCATCTACAGGTTTTATCTCAGTTCTTTTCTCTGAATTTGGTGACGCTGGTGGCGAATACACTTATGATTCTGCGGCTGTCGGCAGTTATATTTCAGGCTCCGGAGGCTCTGTTTCTGGAGGAGGATTCTCTGGTCAATCTTTAACTTCAGGTAAAGTTTTTGGTCCTCTAGATGGAACGTCTCTTACAATCACCGGGGTTGAAGGTGATATTGTTATCGTTTCAAGACCTGCTTAGAAGTAGATAGACGGGTCAGGATCGCCTTCGACACCAAATGAGAATGTAACTCTTGAATGGTGAGGAAGAATCTGATGATGCGTCTGTCTAGGAATCCACACATAGTCACCGGGGTTGAACCAGATAGGCTCATCGTTATTGAAGCCCTCTAGCCTAAAACGAATCTGACCCAGAACCTGGACAAGAAAAACATCCATGCTGTCTTTATGCCATGGGTAACTTCCGCTCTCTCTACCAAACCCAGCAAAAGCAATGTTCGTGATTTTATTTCCGTGCAAAGAAAAAGTGTCTTGCATCTCTTGCTCAATATCTTTGGCAAACTGAGGTGCAGACGGTCTGCTATGAAAAGAATTAAGCTCGACTTTCATCTTATCGTTCTTTTCTCTAGTAGCGTCTTCTGGATGAGAATCCATTAAATAAATATGGCTATCCCAATTATATTGATCGCTAATAGGAAAAGGTAGTTTACCAAAAAAAGGTCGACGATCAGCAATGTAATCGTCTTTTCCTTTAAAAATATTCAGCATCACTTATTTCCAATATTGTATTTGGGGCAGAGTTCCCATTCATCCTTTTCTTTATAGCCAATAATCTTGACTTGACGCATCGGCGCCTGATCTTGAGAAACTTCTTTGTTCTGAATTTCAACTAGACCCCAATCACTTAACAGTGTTGCAATTGTATTTCTACGTTGAATATCAGACAATTCCAGATTAGACTTTTTACCGTCTAACAGAAATAACTCTTTGAAATGCACGATAAAGTATCGACCCTGCTTGTGCAGAATATGGCAAGACTGAAACAACTTCTTTTCTTTACGAGAAGCAACTCCAATGCGAGTCAGAGTTTCTCTTACTTTCAAAAAGTCATCTGGTTCTGCCAGAGTAACTTCCAGCATCTTAGCTGGGGACCATTCGACGATGTTATTTTCTTCCACCTTTGCTCACCTTATTTCTTATAATTGTTAGTTGGTCAGAAGAGAGAAGAGGGATTACTTGGCGGGCTTTTTCATTACTATACCCATAATACTCTTTCACTGCTTCCATATCATCTATCTCAGTGGGCTTCATCCACTTAGAGAAGCGTTTACGCTTCCTAACGATATTTATAAGAAATTGGAATTGTAACTTATTGTCAAGGTGATGATACTGATTCATAGCATTTGCGACATGAATCGTATCAGAAAAATATGAAAGACTGCGATTGACCACAAAGGGCACATACTTCTTTTCGTTATCAGGGTCTTGCATCAAATCTTTTTTAGTGTCATTAATTGCATTCAGAAAGTCAAATGGGCTCATAATTTATCCGCAAATATATTCACTGTAGTTCTATCATTTATATCAGAATAGTAAGAGTGCCAGGAGTTGTCTGACCTATAGAAGCCTACTGCTCTGTTTGGTTTCCACTCAACTTCATTTTCAAAAACTTCTTTGCTTGAATATAATTTTGTACCATTACCACGATCAGAAATATAAAGAACAATCGTGAATATCTTACAACTTGAATCGCAATGTGTTTCATAATTAAATCCCTTACCTACATTCATGTACTCAACACCCACAGTGGTGTTAGTGAAGTCTTCACCCAGAGTCTTTGTAAACTCTAAAAAATTCTCTCTCAGAATATTATGAATAGTGTGATAGCCACGATCACGAAAGAAGAAGTTTACTCTAGAGTTTTCTTCTGCTTTTGGAAAAGAGACAATACTGTCTTTAATCAGTTGAAAAGTATTCTCATCTAAAAAATCATCAACTATCCAATGCTTCCAGGGATAGTCATTGACCCTAACTTTCATCAGAAATCTGCCTTACAATTATATCACACTGCGATAAAAAATCAAGTCCGCTGCAGTTGCGATACTCATACTTGTAAAAGACTTTAGAAATACCTACCTGATGAATAAGCTTAGCACACTCAATACATGGAGAGACAGTCACATAGAGTTCTGCATCTTTGCCACTCTCAGTGCTTTGCGCCAGCTTAGCAATTGCATTTGTCTCAGCATGCAGAACTTCTCGCTTAGTAGTCAACTTGCCGTCTAAGTAGTCTAGATGCTCACAGCAGTTATCCCAACCAGAAGGCATGCCGTTGTAACCGATGCTGATGATGCGATTGTCTTTTGCAATCACACAGCCCACTTGAAGTCTCTTTGCAGAAGATAGCTGAGCGTAAATCTCAGCAGCCTCCATATGGGCTTTATTCCATTTAGTTAGTTTCATGTAAATCCATTGCCTTACGAATGTCTGGTCTAAAGTATGTATCAGGTTTTAGAATCTTGCCATCCTCACGCCGCTTGACTTTGCCTTTGACTGTCTTGCTCATGTTAGAGGCTTTGACTTCGTCCCAGACTTTATGAAAAGGAATGTCCAGAGTAGAAGCAAGACCCATGATTACCCAGACCATATCAGCCAGACCATCAGCAACCTCTACGATGTCCTTGTCAGCAAAAGCGGCAATCGTCTCATGAAACTCTTCAACAATAAGGTTCTTGTACAGTTCAGCTTGCTCAGTGAAGTTCTCTACTCCACGCTCAGAAGCATAGACGACATCTTGCCCACATGCCTTCATAAATTCTTCAACATCATTTTGATAATCGTAAGCAACCCTAGTCATTCGTTATACTCCACAATCTTGTAAACGCCATACAATTCACCGAGCTTCTTTGCTTCCTCAAAAGAGTCAAAGAGTTTAGTCCGAAGTTGAAACTTGCTGTCTCCTTCGGTCACATACAGCCATGCTTCTTCAAGAGGAATCATTACAGCATACTTAGGTGAATTCGACATTTGCCATAATCTCCGTCATGCATGCCACCAGATTCAGTTCATGGTCAGCGACAAATGCATTCTTGTATTGATAATCAGCCAGAATGAGAACTAGCTGGGGAATAGACTGAGGAGCAACAGCTTCGCTCATGGCGTCATAGATACCACGAAAGACAGCAGCAGGCTCAGTGTCCATATTGTTCACAACCCAAGAACGCATCTTCTTGAAGTCTTTGTCCTTGAGAGCCTTGAAGAGGTCAGAATAGCTGGCATTGCCACCAATCAGAACCTCTGTGCTTAGCGTACCTGAGAGAGAACCACGCTGCGCTTCATTCAGCACTCGCCGCCAGTCTGGGGCATGCTTCATGATAAGCTGAGCAGCAGTGTCCTTGTTAAACTCAACACCTTCGTCCTCTAGAATATGAATCATGCGAACAAAGAAGTCAGAGGACAGCTTCGCAAGTTCTTTCTTGGTGCAGTTGAATTCATAGACACCGCACCGAGAGTGTAGGGGCTCAATAATCTTGTTCTTGAAATTACAGGTTAGAATGAACCGACAGTTCTTAGAGAATTCTTCAATGAATCCACGCAGAGCAGGCTGTGTAGACTGAGGATTCAGATAGTCAGCCTCATCTAGAATCACAACCTTGTAGCCACCTGACAGAGACACCGAAGAGGCAAACTGCTTAATCTTGCCTCGCAGGGTGTCAATGTTACCCTCTTCAGAGCCATTGATAACAATGTAGTCTAGTCCTAACTGGTCACAGATAGCACGAGCAACTGTAGTCTTGCCTAGACCAGCAGTACCACTGAAGAGCATATTAGGCAGTTCGCCGCCAGCAACAATATTCTCAAAGGTTTTCTTCAGGGCAGGCGGAAGCACCGTCTCTGCAACAGTACGAGGACGGTACTTCTCAACCCATAGAAATTCTTTAGACATAAATTACTCCATAACATAGTAGTCACCAATTGTGAATGATGTTTGACATGATAAAGAAGCATGTCACAAAATTCACAGTCACGAACACAGAACGAATCACAGCGACAACATCATCATAATCGGCAGTCTTCTCATCGCTGTAACTACCGATTGCGTACTTCCACACTGTCCAAATTTTTTCCATAAGCTTCATTATATCAGATTTTACCCTCAGAACGCAACCTTTTATACTCAATAAATGTCATCTTATATTGAGCAGTAGGATGCCGTAGGTAGTCTGAATACCAATTACGAGTTTTCCTCGTAGGGGCAGCGGCTTGCATTTTCTTTTACCTTAGAGTGATTCCAAAAAAGTGTCAATCATAACAGCCTTGGTCTTACGGCGGTCAAGCTCAACACCGTGCTTTACTGCAAGTTCGTCAATCTGCTTCTTGGTCATAGACTCAAGTTCTTCCCGAGTAACAGCAGCTGCTTTTGCCTTTGCCTTTGCCTTGGGTTTTTGAGGCGGAGTCAGAACTTCTTCAACAGCAGGGTTTTCTGCTGCTTCAATAGACTCAAGTTCTTCCCGAGTAACAGCAGGAGCAATAACTGCATTAGAAAACACAACCTCAGCTTTCACAGGATTAACGGGCGTTACTTCGGGCTTCGTATCAACGCTGCAGTCAGAAGGAAAAGTCTCATCAAGACCATCCAACTTATCGTTCTCACGGGCTAGCCAAATGTACACACCAATTGTAACAACTACCAGAATACCAAGAATAAGTCCAAAATCCATATCAACCTCCAAGTTTTCACGGACGATAAAAAAGATGATTATCAATTACTGCAGTAACTATATAGTCTTGACTCCACACCGGAAGCACATAATCTGCGTGATAATATAGCGCACCATCAGTAATATCAATCATATCAGTAGAAAGAAAGACTTCTATAAGTTCTTCTAGTTCAAAGAATGTCTCAGCATCAACTGGTATGTCAGACAAGCCGTCACAGTACCAAGAGAACTGACACTGATCTCTCACAGGCCATTCATTGCCTAACCAGTTAGTGTATGTCGGACCCTGAGTGACGACATCACAGATAGTGTCAGGAAATTTATGGCTGTAGACTCTGTTGATAACAACCTGCATCGTGGCAAGGCGACCAGCTTTGCTTTGATTTCTTGCTTCATAGTATGTGTTGATTGCAAGACATTGACGATTTTTAGGTGTGTCAACCCCTCTCTTCTGATGCTCAGATTCTTCTACTGGCTCCAGTTCAGGTTCTTCTATGACAATGTTAGCACCCGTAGGCATTGGTCCCATAGGACCTTTCACTGGAACATCGTCTTGTGTCGTAATGAAAAGAAGAAAAAGAAGAAAAAGAATGAAACCGAATGCAGAAAGCCAAATTCTAAGCATAGTAGTCTACCTTGTTTACTCTAACAACAGGATCAACTTGTCCGTTCTTATCATAAACGATAGTATCAAAAGTGACTTCAGTGTACTTATTCTCTCCGACTTCTTCTCCGGGAGAAACATTGATCAAGGTTCTTTGTGTTGTATATGTCACAGGGACAGTGGAAGTTACATCAGGGAGCATTTTAATAACTTCTTAAGTTGAGCCTCTGAAAGTTTATTGAACTTACGATGAGATTTAGTGAAAGGCATAGGAGTCTTTAGTTGAATAATATCTAAAGTGCCTTCTTTTATGTAGCCTATTAGCTTCGTGCGGGAGACAAAATAAATGTGATTTGGTTGATTATAATGAACATCTTTCCAGTCAGTCACTTCTTGCAGAATTTGCATAGTCTTCTCCTAAGTGTCATGAACACTATATCAGACTAGCTAGAACGAGTCAATGCCCGTTCGTCGGATGATGGTGCCGCCACCAGGAATCGAACCCGGGACCCTCTGATTACAAATCAGATGCTCTACCTGCTGAGCTATAGCGGCGGATAAAACGCATTGTAGAACCATTCATTCTCTCTTACAACCCCTTCATGAAACCAATCAGGTAATTGTCTATTTGGTTCTTTATAATATTGAAACTCACGATCAGTTACATGACTAATCTTCTCGGCATAATATACATTATCATGCTCGTAATTATCATTTAATTCAATATTACTTAAATCGTGCTCGTAATATTCTTCACCAAGAAAACGATATATCTTCTTCAACATATGCTCTGGTTCTTTGGTAAAGTCTTCATATCGCAAAAACATAACACGACCACTTTCAAATAAATCCATGCAACGAGGAATCTCAGTCCTCAGAGTTGCATTCATGGGATTCATTCGATTCACATAATACTGAAACTTCTCCTGCATGGTCATAGATGCCACAACAGTATTGTCATCAGTATATGTGTGCGTTGCTAGAGTCTTTCCTTCTAGTTTCTCAAAGCTCTCAATGATGTCTCGTAGGTCACGAACAGTCACAAGAATCTTAGCATCAGGAAACAGATGCAGAAACTCAGACCAGTAGCGACTCTTAGAGAACACAACAGGTTTGTCAGTAAGTCCAGAGTACCACCCAAGAGCAGATCCTCGAATAAAACCATAGAGTGCTTTGTCGGAAGACTTCTGACTCATTGCCAGGAATTCCTCTTTCACTCGGACTCGGGTTAGCAAGTCTTTGAGCAAACGAGGAAGCACACAAGTCCCTGAAGTGAAGATCCTAGGATTCTGCTGTAGGATATTCATCAGTACGGTGCTGCCAGATCGAGGCAATCCTGTGCAAATGTTTAGTTGCATTATTCGTTCAACAATCGCTTAGTTTTGAGGACACCGTTCAGCCAGTTCTCTGCAGTGTCCTGTGCATAATAGATGCTTTTACCAGGAAGTTCTTTGCTCTCTAGCAGATTGTCATCCTCGTAAAGATCAACCACATACATTTCGCATTCTTCTTCGTTTTGCTTTCGAATCTCTGCGCCACGATTTTCACGCTTCAAGTACATAGTACCTCCAATTGGCGCACCCACCAGGACTCGAACCTGGAACCTACAGCTTAGAAGGCTGTTGCTCTATCCAATTGAGCTATGGGCGCATGGGGCGGGGGAGATTACTCCCCCTGGGACTGAAACTCTTCTGCCATCTGAACAACTTGAACTGCTTGGTCACGAAGTTGACCGATGGTGGAAAGTTCTTCACCTTTGAAACCGCCACGCTGGACGACCGTATCAATCACTGCAATCGTAGAACGAGCAACACGGTTGCCCATCTCGTACATCTTGCTGTGATCTTCTTGCTTTGCTGCATCTGCCATTTTATTACTCTCCGTAAGTTGACGTTTTTTCTAGTGCAATGAAGTATTCAATATCAGACTGCTTGCTCTTGAATTGAGAAATCAAACGAGATGAAATACCTACATCAAAGTCTTCATTCACAATCTTGAGATTGTTCACATTCAGAACGAAGTTGAAATTAACACCTTCCTCATATGAACCATCTACATCCACCGAGAACACATTAGAGGTTGCATCTTTGCTATCAAGCACAGAGAGGCAGACAGCACCATTTGCTGGAGTGATAGAAATCTCACTGTGCCCTAGGGCAGCAGCAGCACTCTTCAGCGAACTCAGTGTACGAGTATCTAGCACGAAGTTAACTTCGCACTCAGGCATTACGATGTCTTTGCTAGGGGAGGTCAGCATTTCAGGGTCAGAGAAGAAATACTTGACCTTAGAACGACCCGTTGCATCACCCACGACAACATAATCCTTATCAAACTTCAGATTGGGACGATCAACCAGATTGAGTACATTGAGAAACTCATTAAGATCATAGATACCAAACCCAGACGGAAACTCTTCATCAAGAGTCGTCTTAGAAAAAACAGTCCGAGCCACAGAGACTGTCTTCAGTTCTTTACCCTGAGAGATCACAATGTTAGGGTTGATTGCTGCATAGTTCTTGAGAACTTGCATAGTACGATCAGATAATTCCATGACGAATCCTCACTTAATTGATACACGAATTATACTACAGTCAAAACAGAATGTCAAGCGGCTTTCATCTTAGAAAAGTTCTTTTCTTTCACAAACTGAATCTTCTTCTGAAACGCAGCATCTTCCAATTCAGATTTGTGAGAGATGACAAAGATATTGGAGTCTTCACCAAGAGAGTGAAGAATCTTCATCAGGTTATCAACACCGTCATCATCTAGAGAAGAGTCAAAGGTCTCATCTAGAATCAGTAGGTTGGTTGCTACACTGTTCTTCATCTTAGCCACTTGACGCCAAGTGAAGAGTAGAGCGAGGTCAATACGCTGCTTCTCTCCTTCAGAGAAAGAGTCGTAGGAGAAACTGTCACGATGTCGAGAGCGAATCGTTTCTGTGAAAGACTCGTCTAGGTCAAAGTGAACAAAGAAATCTAGAATCTGCAGATACTGGTTAGTCAGATTGTTGATCACAGGCAGATACTGCTTAATGATCTTCGTCTTGATACCAGTGTCTTTCAGTAGTTCAGAACACACCTGCTGATATGAGAAGTCCTCGTGCAGTTTGTACTTCACATCTTGCAGTTCATGAATCTGCTGGTTCAGTTCTTCTAGCTGCTTATTCGCCTCTTCTAGACTATCATTATTTGTGATAAGATCATTGATCTCTTCTTGTATCTGAGCAATGTTTTTCTGCAAACGAGAAATGGTATGGTTATTACTATTGATAGTGTTTTGCCATTCACGAATCCTATCCATCTGACTGTTGAGAGCAGACTCATCATTACCAAGCTTTTCCAACTGCTCTCGTGCCTTAGACATTGCTTCAGCAAGTTCCTTTGCCTTTACCTTACCCTCAGTTGTCCTTTTATCTCTTGTCTCCGCATCAATTTCCTGTCCGCAGGTGGGACAATCATCATTCTCCGAGAAGAACTTAATTTCTTTTGCAATGGTTTTTGCTTTTGTCTTGAACGAGGTATCAAAATCAACCAGCTGCGAAAGTTGGGTTCTTGTTTTTGTAAGACTAGTTTCCGTGGACGGTAGGATATCGCTAATCTGTAAAGATAAATTGAAGTTCTGCGATTGGATCGTATTAATCTCTTCTTGTGCTGCGGAGATAGAATCCTCTTTCTCTTTACGATATGCCGAGTTAATTGCGGTAAGGTCACGAAGATACTTTTTCTGAGCATTAATCTTCGTCTTAACGATTTCGGTGGAATGAGCATTTTGTCGAATATCCTCCTTGAGTACCGCAATCTTCTCTTTGAGAATCTGATTCATCTTAGAAAACATATTGATGTCAAGTAGGTCTTCAATCACCTCACGCCGTGCTTGAGCAGGCAACTGCATAAAGGGCACAAAAGAAGACGAACCCAAGACTACAATTTGATGAAAAGATTTATGGTTCAGTTTGATGATGTTCTTCTCAAGAACAGACTGGTACTCTTTGTTATGCGAGTCTTGATTGAGCATGTTACCATTGACCCAAATCTCAAATTTATTGGGCTTCATGCCACGAACAATCTTGTACTTGCTGCTACCAATAGAGAATTCTACCTCGACCAGCAGACCCTTGTTATTGATAGAGTTTACTAGCTGAGGCTTAGAAATCTTGCGATGAGACTTACCGAACAGAGCAAACGACAAAGCGTCCAGCAAGGTAGACTTGCCAGAGCCATTGTGCCCTACGATAAGGGTAGTGGGAGATTCTTGAAAATCAATCTCAGTAAAGTTGTTACCGGTGGACAGAAAATTCTTCCACCGGAGTTTCTGAAATTTAATCATACTCTATGACAATTCCTTGATTCGCCGTTTGGCGTATTTTACCGCAGACTTAAGTTCTGCGACAAGCTGTTGTGCTTCTTCCATATGATAGTCTGCAATCTTTTTCGTTTGCGGACTAATAAATGAATCGAGAATATCATCAATCAAAACGTTTAGATGCACACCCCCTTCAACAACTGGTTCGCAAGAACGTTCTCCCATATAGAGATGCAGATTAACCTTTCCATTTGATTCAATAGAAATGCTAGCATCAAAATCAATTTTACCTTCTATCATAATCAAACCACTCCATATTCATCCAATCAGTATCTTCTGGCATCATTTCAACACCAAAGTTTTCATTCAGTTTATTATACACTGAAGCACTAGCCATTGTCAAGCGATAGGCATCTTTGGGGCAAACATAACAACTGCCGCTATACCCCCAGAACTCTAAGAAATTACCGTTTTCCGTTACTTTGGTAATACCGCTATTCATGCGCCAACTATCGCCCTGCGTATATCCCCCGCTCAATCCGGCGAGCAGTTTGTAGATGGTGTTGCCTTGGTATTCTATTTTGAGAACAACCCAACTATCGGGGTAGTAGTCGCTCATAATCTATTTTCTCTAGAGGTTCAAAACTCTCATCAATATACATCATTTCAAACTGCGAAGGATAGTGCTTAAGCAAACGACTTGCCTCTTCTCGAACTGCCTTAGGTACACGAGGATACTTCTTAGGGTTTCGCAAGTCAAGCAGAAAGCGTTCGACTCGCAACACTGCTTGCGTTCTTTCAATCGGCATTGTCATTTTTCCACCACCTAATCTTTTTGCCATACTCGTATTCAAACATATAAACAAGTTCATCGTACGATAATTTCTCTGGTGTTGTTAAATCCCAAAGAAAATCACTCAAAGCGTTCCAATCTTCAGTGTGCATAATAGGAAGTCCATACTCTATAGGATAATCCTCACCAGGCACGCCGTAAATGTCGATGCGTCCAGCACTCCAACAATCACCGTGTTCTTCGATCCATTGTTGGTTAATTGGACCCATCCAGTTTGTACTATAATTTACCATTCACCACTCCGGTGCTGAATAAGGTCTACTCATTGTATAGATTGCCATGCCATCTAATCCATAAGCAGGACAGACTAGAATATGCTGGGGTAGTCCCATAGCATCTTTCTTCCCTAATTCGCCACAGATAAAAAACGTACCCGTCTCCTCTGCCTTAGCATGAAACCATATCTTTTTGAGTTTTTCAAAGAGTTTATGCTCTTCATCTGTAATAGAAACTTTGCTGTTCAGTGCATCATAATGATCAAGTAGATGCTTGAGTTGGCTGGCATCTACTTTAACTGTGGGCAACCCTACCGTCATGCCAGAGTCACGGTATGCATCGTCTAATTGTCGTCGCAGTTTATCGAACATCACTCACTCTTCCTTCCACATATGATTATCAATAAACACTTTCAGTGTACGGTCATCATCTTGTAGACCAAACTTGACACGCTCATCATCTTTGAGATACTTAGTGTATGCTCGTCCTGTGTCGTCAATTACTTCAAAACGATTTACACCTTTCATTGCCTCAAGCTCAAACGCATCGAAAAGCATGTTGTGCAAGTTAAAATAACCACAATCCATACCACGACCATACATGCCCGGATCAAAGCCAAATACATCATACAGTGCGTAACGATAAGTGCCTTTGTCCACAGCTTCTGCTTTGTACATACGTTTGATAACAGCATAGAAAGCATCTTCTCGTTCTTCTTCGGTGAGGCCGTTCCACCATGCATCGTTCTTAGCTTCGTACTCAGCATGTGCTTTCTGTTGTGCTTCACGCAGTTCGTCTAAGCCTTCGATCAATTCTTTCACCCTTCAACTCCGAAATGTCGTTTAATGCTTCTAGCCAATTGCTCTTGAGTTGGCGGAACCATCCATCTACCTTCTTGAACAACCTCGGCACATTCCCTAACAATCAACTCGGCGACTTGTTGTAAACGGCTTAGTTCGGTTTCGGTAAACACATAATCCTTACTATATACTTCTTCGAAGATTTCTAAACGGTTCATCCTTTTCCCTTTTCCTCAGAAAGGCGACCTAACGCCTCAATTTGTTTTCGACCAGCTTTACTGCGAGCTAACTCATTTGAGTCTACTGATATTACACCAGTGTCAGAGTCATTGCTCTACCTCCACAAAGAAACTTTCCTCTTTATAGATCCGCTTCACCGTCAACGGTTGATGTTCGGTTGCGCCCTGAATCTCGTCCCAGTAGATTCGCTCTCCAACTGCGACATAAGGACCGCCACTCGGATCAAACATGCCCAGATCACGATAGTCAATGCCCTCTTGACCGTCTTTACCGCCGAGACGCATATACTCCATGCCTTCTTCGGACATATCAAAGCGATACAGGTTATCGCCAACTTTCACAAAACTATATTCTACACCATGTCGATTACGCATTATCCAACTCTCACTGTATGTACTGACCCATCACTATAGACGTATTGCACTGTCTTCCCGTAGTTCATCACCGACAGGAGGTTTCTTCCTACCGAAGATTCTGTCCCAGTTATCGTCGAACTGCTTTTGGTCTTTGATTGGTCGGGGTTTGCTTCCTTTTCCGCCATGCCAGTTACTTCCCATTTTTAGAAATCTCTTCGTAAATCTGAGACAGCATATGCTTGTCGTCAGGTTTGAGACTATTATACATCTTTTTAGTTTTCTTGTCAAGCTTGCCACTACGGCGAAGCATCTTTGCTTTTTTACCGTTCATGCAATCTCCAGTGTCTGAGCCTCGATCATGAGGTCAGCAATCTCTTTTTTGATACGATTCTTGTCCAGTTCTGTCTGTACAGCATCAATGTAATTATACATCAACTGATCGGTATCTTCAACAGAAATCTCTTCGGTATCAACATTATCACCAAGAAACTCTTTGAAGTCCTCGGCAATCTTCAGTTCATGAATCTTCTGGGCTTGAATACGATCAATGAATCGCTCAAAGTCATAATGGTCACCCTTGTTGACCACAACCAGCTTAACAAACTTATTGTCAAGATAGCGCATGTCTTTGAACTTGAAGTTGCCCATCTTCTCGTGGTCGTAGTAAATCTTCTCATAGATTGTCAAGGGATTGTGAACAGCGGTCAGTTCCCGAGTCTCAGTGTCTAGAACATGAAAATACTTTTTATCATTACAATCATTCCAGAAGAATTCCATCTGCGAGCCAAGATAGTGAATATTGCCCTTTGACGACTTGGTATGGAAGTGACCAGACAGAACCATCTCAAAGCGATTGAAAAGCTCAGGATTCATCCCATCAATACAAGGCATGCCAAGATGCATATCAAACCCAGCTAGTTCTAGGTGTGCACCGATGATGTCAGCATCACAAGACTTGATGAAGTTCATGCACTTCTGTTCATTCTCAGCGCAGATCCACGGGACCAGACCAACCTTGAGACCATCGTAGTTCATCACACGAGGCTCTAGAACGAGATTAACTTCGTTCATGTAGTGACCTTGAAGCTCTTTCAATGCATTCAGTTCAGTAGTGTTCTTGTAGAACATATCATGGTTACCGATGATAATGTCCATGTGAATGCCATACTCTCGCAGTTTGTCTAGAAAGACTTTACGATTTAGGTTGAGTGCTTTGAAATTAATCGTCTTGCGGTTATCGTAGTAGTCACCAAGATGCAAGATGTTGGTGATGTTATTCTCTAAGAGATACGGAAAAAACACTTCTTCATAGAAGCGCTTTTGGTACTCCATAAAGATATCAGAAGAGTTACGGATACCCGCATGAGTATCAGAGATAATAGCAATTTTCATATTAGTCTACCAAGAAATCAGAGAGATCAGAATCAGCCTTGACAGTACGCCGGCGGCGCTTTCGTTCTTCTTTCGCATATTCTTTGAAGTGTTCGTCAGCTTCTTTCACCACATCAATACGATACTTGAGAACTTCAACCAAAGGAACCACATTGCTCCAGTCAGCATCTTCATCACCAGTCTCAATGTGCTGTTCAATGCCAGCTTCTGCAATATACTTCAAACGAATGTCTTGCTGCTTCTTCTCACGGTTGATGCGACGAAGAAAAGCATACCAAGAAATTTGAGTGAAGTAAGCAAACGCATTAGGAGTCCCTGTACGAGTCGCTGCTTCTATGTTATAATTCTCAATGGCTTTGAGACAGTTCTCTACAGCGTCCATCACCATCTCTTCACGATAAGTGTAGCGAACGAAGTTGGACTTATGGGAGAGACCCTCAGCGATCTTGAGAAAGCACTCTGCGATATAGTTGGGAACAATAGGAATCTCTCTATTGTTTTTCTTTGCAGCTTGAACCTTCTCGCAGTGCTTAACAACAGCTAGAGAAAACTCTTTGTTGTTTACATAATGTGGTCTGTCTTTTGGTTTCATTTCACACTCTCAGTTAATATATGCCAACTATTATAAACTATTTTATAGTTCTTGTCAACACATTTGACAGGACATAATAAATGTGATATAATCTCTAAGTCTCTTAGGGGGAGGTTGAATATTAATGAATCTTAAATGGGATCACATTAGATGCAGAATCTACATTACCACCATAAAACATATCATCGGCCTCTTTGTTAGAGAGGCTCAATTTTTCATCAATATCATTCAACTCAATAATTGCTTTTGCATACTCACGAAGAAGATCCTCTGTGGGGTGAGCATACGAGACAAGCTTGTCTTGTCTCAGAACGATAAGGTTATCATTGGACTCTTGGTAAACCATAAACACACGGAAAGTATAGAATCTATAGCCCTGAGGAGCAGCCCTAGAAACGATAGTCACTGCATTCCGAATAACAATCTCCCACTCATCTTCAGACACAACTTCGCAAACTACTTCTTCACCCGTGACAAGTTTAATTTGCTTGATGTTCATAATGTTTCCTGTTTTAAATTGATGGGGTATATCTTATATTGAAAGCCTTCTTTAGTATATATTTTTATTCTTTCTGCACTGTGGCGAAGAGTAAAGTTCTTATGACTCTTTACATGAAAATCGTCAGCAATGTCGTAGAGCGTTGTGTCTCTACCATCGTCAGACTTTCTCAGTCCTCTGCCGATACTCTGGAGGACTTTGATTTGAGACTTCGATGGCGAAGCAAAACAAATGTTGCTGAGATTCCGTATATTAATACCAGTAGAAAAAGTTCCAAGAGAAGCGACGATAATTGCATCTTTCTGTTTCTCCACGATACCACGGATTTGTTCTCTGTCCGCAGTGTCTACCTCACCCGAGACATAGAAAATTCTACGCCCATCCTCTGCCTTTTCCGTCATCATGTCGTACAGCACTTTGCCGTGCTTTTCTACATATTGGAAAAGAACAAGTGTATTACCTTCTAGAGATAATGCTAAGTTGGTAATAAACTTGTTCCTCTTCTCGTTTGTAACTATATAGTCAATTTCTTCCTGGTATGTCTTGTTTTGCATCCAGTGGCAGATATCATTATGATAGTTTAGAAGCATCACCTTGATGTCTAGTCCTGCCAGTGTGTTCTTCTTCTGTAGTTCTACAGTGGTGGTGACTTTGTAGACAGACCCAAACAGTCCTTCAAGCACCAGCTTATTAGTCTCAGTGCCGTCTAGAGTTCCTGTTGTACCGAATCTATACTCTGCATTCTTAGCTTTGTTCATGATTCCAGACAAAGACTTAGCCTTGAACCCGTGAACCTCATCCCCGAAGATTGCACCAAACTGATGAAACCAGTCCCCACTCAGTTTGTATATAGACTGCCATGTAGAGATGATAATACGCTTCTCTGTGTTCTTGTCTTTGCCTGAATAGACTCTATGGCAAGCATCTTCTACATCAAAGCCATAGTCTGCGAAGTCTTTATACATCTGCTCAACCAAAGATGTTGTAGGCACGATCACAAGGACTTTCTGCTCGTGATTGTCCAAGTACCACCGCATGAGGTTGTAGATGATAAAAGATTTACCAGAACCTGTAGGAGAGAGAAGAATACAGCGCTTGTTCTTGATGCCATGTGAGATAGCATCGTACTGATAATCACGCACATCAAAGGGAGCACCAAGAGATTCAAGATACTTCACAAGCTCTTGATGTTTGACTGTATTCTTAAGCTCCGGGTGCCCATACTGCTCGTTATCAATAATCTGCAGAGGGTAGAATCTA